TGCTGAAGTACCTGCAATTAAACAGTTATCTTCGCCTAAAATAACTCCATAATTTGCACCGCTAAAAAAGCCATAGCCATTTGCAACATGAAGTTTGTAACTAGGACTAGCAGTACCAATACCAACATTACCAGTAGTTGTAATATTTCCAGTAGCTGCTAAACCGCCAACAAGAGTTGAGTTACCCGCATAAGACACCTTCATCATTTCAGAACGACCAGCGGTACCGCCGTGGTAAAAAATTAAATCATCTAGTTCGCCCACAGTAATACGACCAGCGCCTGTTACATAATCAAGGATTGCGCCGTCGATAAAGGAGTTACCAAAGTCGCCCTCGGCTAAGTAGCCGCCAGTAGCCCGGATGTCACCAATAACGGTTGGGTCTTGGGATATGCCTTGGTAAGTCGTAATTAAACTTGTGTACTCAACCCAGATGTTGTTTGTGCCAGACAATGGCGCGCTTGTGAAGGTAATCGAGTTGCCAACTACGTTAAAAGCAGAACTTGGGTTTTGAATGACATTATCTACTGCAACAATTATCTGCGCTACAGAAGCAATAGGGCGAGATAAAGTAAACGTTACAGTAACGCCATTACCATTGAAGTAATCAATAGCGGGTGTAAACCCTTGGTTCTGAACTGTATTACCGATGTATGCCATGTTAAGTCGCAGTCAAAGCAGAAACCCAGCAGTCACAAGAAGTGGCTGTACCAGAAACAACAGTTAAAGAATCACTAGCCTTTAGCACAACACGGTTGCCTTGGATTGCCTCAAGAGAACCGCCAACAGGCACAGTAGCTACATAGACAAGGTAGTAATTAACAGAAGATCTTGTTATGTATGCACTAACTGTAATTGGGCTTGTACCTGTGTTTGACAAAATAAGGCTTGATACCGCAACAGTACCAGAAGCAATGCTTGATATAGCAGTTGAGCCAGACGTACTGACGTTCTTTACTGCGTATGAATTGTTTGAATAAGTTGGCATATTAACCCATCATAAAAGATAAAAAGTACGCATCGTCTACGGTTGCGCCTGAGTTTGCTGCCCATGTCGGAGCTGTACCGTTTGATGTAAGGACAAACCCATTGGCGCCAATACCCAGTTTAGACAACGCAGTACCAGAAGTGTAATAGGGTAAATCACCAGCAGTATAGGAAGTAAGCCCAGTACCACCATAAGTCGTAACAATCGCAGTAGCATTCCAAGTCCCCGAACTAATTGTGCCCAGTGCAGATACGTTATTAGACGCATCAAGATTTACCGATTGCTCAGACGGGTAAGTAACAAAGACGGTTTTAGTGCCAGCAGTAAAAGTAACTAAAGACCCGCCGTTACTAGACGATAGAACGGTAGTACGAGCAAGAGTCGGTCCAGTGGTTGAGTACGTGCCAATACCCACTTCCCAGTTTGCACCACCTTGATCTGCAATGGTATAGAAAGTTGTATTGCCGTTACCAACGACTGCAAATGATTGAAATCCAGTTACTGCTCCGAGAAGCGTAACAGAACCCGTACCAGTAGTGGTCGTGGTTTCTTGGACTCGATCTGCTAAGACTAACGCCATGTTAGTCCCCTATTAGCCAGCAGCGCTGAGTGTATACGTTACGTTGATTGTGTCACCAGAAGTTACAGTCTTAGAACCAGCCGTAAATGCACCGATACTAAATAAAGTGCCTGTGGTGTTATCAATCGCTGTAGAACCACCTACGTTAATGAACGCACCGTAAACCGTACCAGATCCAGTCATGCTAAACACGACGGCGGCACTCGTTGACAAAACGGAAGGGTTTGCTGTTGTAGCTGCTGAGAAACTTGGAGTCTTGCGCGTGCCAGAGTAGGTTGGGGCATTTGCACCACCAACTTCAAACCAACCAGCGTGGCTAGCTTGAGTATCACCATAAGCAGGGGTAAATGTAGATGAGCCGTTAGCACCACCTAAACCCATAACAATAGCGCCACCACCTGTGTTACCGAAGTAAGAGTCCAATAAGTTCTTACGACCTACGTTGGTAGTCAGGTTGGGGATGGTGTCGCTCCATTTAAGGTTTCCCTCAGAATCAAAACACTCTGCTAAATAAACACCTTCTAAGCCTACAGCTTCTACAGAACCGCCGCCATAAGAAGCACTAGCTCCGAAGCTATCACCTAATTTTGTTAATTCTGAACTCATAAATACTCCTTTAAGCAAATCTAATAATGGCGTTTGTTGCGTCCGCCGTTGGGAAAGTAACAGTAAACGTACTTGTAGCCGTTTTATCTGATCCAAAATCTAGCACCGCAACTGCTGCTCCAGTCGTGCTATTATAAATTAAAGCGCCTCTAGCCGTAAAATTAGCAGGATTCCAAGTTACGTTTTGAAACGAAATATAAGCTACTTGCCCGCTTGTAGCTGGAACAATAGGGGTCAGCGTCCTGCCACCAGCCGTATATCCCGTACCGCTAATTTCGCCGTCGGTTGTGTAAGCTAAGGTTTCATAGGATAAATTAGCTGCTGCTGTATATAAAGCTATCTTATAAACGTAAGAAGTTCCAGAGGCAAAGTTTTCCAACCCGCTTAAGCAGTTCTTTTTGAATATAGTGCACTGACCTTGCTGGATAGCCATTATGGATTAACCGGTATACGAGCCTGACCGTCCCTGTAAGCGTCACCTCTTTCAAGTCCTGTGCCGAGGCGATTCAATTGCTCCATAGCATTTTGGAACTGTTTTTCGTAATAAGTGACCATGTCTTGCTCACCTTTTTGGAATATAACAGCCTCACGTAGCGTCCCATATAACAAACATGGGTCGTAGTTATCACCAAGCCAAGACGTACCAGCGATATTATCTACAGCAGTAACGGTGTATAAAAAGCCCGTACCAGAACCACCAATATAAGAAGAAGACGCTGTTAAAACGTCCCCAACAGTATAAAAATTGCCTTGGTTCTTAATGTTTACGCTAGTTACAGCATTGCCACTTACAACAATGTTTGCCACTACACCAGAACCTTGGCCCCCAGATAAGGGTACGTTGCTATAAATTCCGTTTACGTAGCTAGAACCACCAGTAGCAGTGCCGCTAGCAATAGCACCTTGCACAATAGAAACAGGGTAATAATAGTAGTGCAGCTCGGCTGTGTAGTTATCGTTTGGGGTTGGACCTAATATAAAAGACAACTCGTTAGCGTTGGAGTATTGTGATCCAAACAAAGCATAGTACTTAGGCAACCCTGTATCTGTAGGCTGTGGGTATGATTCACGGATAAAGTTAACGTCTTTGTTAAGTAAATAGTCGTAGCTTCCGTCGGCTTTAATTATTGCCATTGAAAACGTAGACAGATAGTCGTTGGGGCAGCTTAAATACTTATTGTTAGTCGTAAGCGTACCCGTCACGTTTTTACGTAACGATGGGATCTGGACGGTGTTATATACCCGCTCCTCTGCCTGACGGACAAAAGTAGATATATTTTCTACAAAAAGTTGCTCTGTAGACTCGGCATAATCCTGAACGGCTTGATATAGCTGAACGTAATTCATTAGCCCATTTTTCCGCTGATTTTACGTCCTTTAGTAGCAGCGCCATAACCACGCATTACACCAACACCATATGGATTTTCTGGTTTGTAGTTACCTTTGCTAATGCCGCCTACCGATATGTTTATGTTATCTACACCATTGCCTGGTTTAGTAACAGCAGATTGTGCTGTAGTTACTTTTTTACCTGACATAGTATGTGGTTCAGCATAAACCTTAGCGTCTCCGACTTCCTTGCCCATTACTTTCTTTGAATAGTTAGCCATTATCGACCTCTCCCTGCGCTTTTACGCATCATGCCTTGGTTCTTGACTTTGGCTAAATTACGCCCCATTTTCTTCATGTCCATTTGGCTTTTGCCACCCATCTTTGGCTTTGCCTTCATGCCCAAGACTGTAGGACCACTATCGCCTAAATTTGTACCTTCGGTCTTACCTTTTTTGGCTACTCCGTCTGCTGTTGATTTATATCCCATTTTAAACTCCTAAGTTGTTGATACTGTTATTGTACCAAGTTGCCCTATTGCTACCAAATAGTTTGGGGTTAAAACGGTATCAAACCCGCTTGCCCCGCCCACTGGTGCCCACCCCCACTGAAATACCCTACTACCGCCAGACACATTCCCTAAAACATCTGTCCCTGAGACCAGATAACTAACGTCAGGTCTTGGTTCCCGAACTGCCTGCGGGTCATTAACTGGATATAAACCCAACGATAACTGTGGCTGATCTGGGTCCCAACACGTTGGGCAAACTTTAATATTATAAATCTTGGTCTTAACTACTTGTTTCTGTAATTCCTTAAGCTTATACCGCTGACCACATCGGTCACACTCCGCAATCGAATTTTTGCCAGATGCATATTTAGATGGCATTAATAAAACAACTGACGGGGTACGAACCTATCAGAAGCCTTTTCTCTATCTTCTTGAGAAGCTAATAACCATTGTTGTTCGTAGTCGGCTTTAAGACCTAGAACTCTGTCTGGCGTTACTTCTGGTTTCTTCATTGCAATATAGTATGCCAATCCAGCCACCATACAGGGGATCAACCGGAATGGGATGTCTTGAATGTTTACACCGTTTCCAGCATCTTGCATGCGGCGCATGCGCCAGTAAACAAACGTATAGTCTCCACCAGCATTGGGAGCAGGCCAAACATTAATACATGGTAAGTTTTGTACATACACAGAAGCGCCAGTAGCGTGAGTAGCTGCGGTAGTTCCGTTTTGTCCTCTTACGCAGTTTATTAATTGGTTGTCGGTTACGTTGGTATAGCCTATAGTTTCCGAATCAATTAAAACAAACCCCGTTGAAGGTAAGTTTGCTGTAGATCCTACATAAATTGTTGTAGCCGTAGTAGATACGCTTGGTGTGCTTCCGCTTGCCGCTACCGTTGTAGACGCCGTTGCATTTGTATTTGCAGTCTGGCGGTTAATCCAAACTTGAATTGGTCGGCCGTTTGCTAGTTTATTAGGTATGGTCGAATAAGTAGACTCAGAAATACGAGAAATATTAATGTCTGACTGTGTGCTAGCAGTGCCGTTGTTTTGACGAATGACGTGGTCTAAAAGGTCAATTGTGTCTTCTGGTATGGGATATACTGCCTGCCCTGTAACCATTGGGATTACGCCTTCTTCAATAGTCCACAAGTTAATACCACGATTCGCCCATTCAATCGTAAGCAAATTTAAAGACCGGCGGGCCGTACGAAAGTCATAACCAGAACGCAACTGTAACCCAGAGCGCTCGTATGCTTCCTCTATTAGATCATTAAGATCTAAATTAAATGTAGTAAGGCCGGTTGTATTTGCCATAGTTATTTGTTCTTAAGCACTTCGATTTCTCTGTGAAGCTTTTCTATCAGTTCGTCTCGTTCATCTAGTTTCTTCATAAGACTTACACTGGTTTCAGCCCACATTGACATGTCTCTAATTCGTTCTTTGTGGTCATCTAGCATCATTTGATATAAACGCTCAGATGCATCTACTTGTATTTGTATAAAGTCTTTTGTATCTGCCACTATTTAACCTTTCTGTAGGGTTTTACTTTTGCTTTTATTCCTTTGGGCTGGGGCACGAACTGTTTTCCCTGTGCTTTTCCCTGCCGTTTTGCTCGTGTTGTTGCTGCGTACTCGCTTGGGCTTAGCGCTTGTATTGCTTTTTTTGGCAGGTATCGCTCCCCCGTCTCGGACGATTTCTTTCCTGACTTCGTTGTCCACTCTTGATCGCCCCAAGCTTTTAAGGAACGTTGTGATGCGGCTAAACCACCCCCTGCCATTTTCTTCTTTTTGCTGGCGCAATGGGCTTTCTCCGAGAACCCCTTTGGGCTGTCGCAGTTGATTGACTTTTTGCGTTTGTCTGACCATTTCACTTGTACCCTCCGCCTTTTTCTTTATAGCGTTTAGCTAAGAGTTGTGCTTTTCTAGCAGACCATTGGCCCGCTGCCGTACCATGCGTGGCAGACGCCTTAATGCTTTCAAATAAAGATTTGCGCATACCAGGTTTTGTATAGTTACCAGCTTTATTAACACTAGAAGTTTTGCCGCCTTCTGCGTACATATCGGCAGCCGTTAACGACCCCGGTTTTTGTAACAACTTCTTTGCCATGGCTGAAGCGGTGCCACCTTTAGTAACAACAACGCCTTTGCCACCTTTACCAACCTTACCACCTTTGGCGTACATATCTACATCTTGCGGTTTGTCTTTCCGCTTAATGATTTTTTTACCGGGCATTTTAGATGGGTTAATGTCACCCATTCCACGGCTAGGTCTCATATGCGTGTCTTTCCTCTAATGGCAATACCATCGGCCCGTTTAGACGCTGAGGATACTTTCCCACC